CGAAGTCGGCGACGGCCAAGCCCACGCCGATGACGACGGCCACGAGCGCGGACCACTTGCCCGACAGGCCGACGCCTTTGAGCAGGTTCACGAGCGCGATGACCGTCAGGACGGACAATCCGAGCGAGATTGCGGTGTTCACGGTGCCTCCAAGGGGAGTGGGAACGGGACGATCAGGAGTGGGTGGCGCCACCTCCCCTGGTCCTCAGGTGCCGCTCGAACTCGGGGTAGTCGGCCACGAGCATGGCGCGGGCGGCGTGGGTCCACCGGTGGTCGATGAGGTATGGCCCCTCGCCCCAGCGCGTCCCCGCGTTCCGAAGCCACTCGAACAGCGCGTAGACGCTGACGTGCATGTGGTTCGCGACGCAGTAGTGAGCGCGTCCGACCATCTCTGCATAGCCGCGAGGGTTGTCGACCACGAACTTGCGCCAGCCCATATCGGGGGCCGTGCGCTTTCCGGTGGCCGGTGCGTCGAAGTCCAGGGCGAGGGTGTCGGCGCCGGTCATGACGCCGCCTCGGGAGTCTCGAGTCTGCTGAGCGACGGCTCGATCACCTTGAAGTCGGCGCGCGTCGGCTGGTCGAACAGGCGCATGCGCACCAGGAGCCGCGGTACGTCCCCGTACTCCTTGCGGACTCTGCCGTCGAACACCTGGGCATCGTCGTGGTAGGCGATCTTGGACAGCGCGTCGGTCATCTTGCCGATGTTGTCCCAGTCCGGCTTGACGGTGCAGCGCCACAGGTTGAGCAACGCGAGCGCGCGCTTCCACTTCGGCCAGCTCATCGGCGGCACGATGGTCGCCACGACGTAGAGCTCGACGGGACCCTCGTGCGGAGCGTGGCGCGGGTAGGCACGCCGGAAGGCCGCACGGATCTCCGCTTCTGCGTTGACGGTGCGCGTCGCGGGGTACGTGTGGAGCTTGCCGTCGTCGCCGATGTAGGCGCGGTGGCGCTCCTTGCCCATCGGAGTCATGTCGACGGCGAATGCGAGCTCTCGGCCCATCGTTAGTACCAGCCGTAGCGGTAGCTGTGCGCGAGCGCCCGGATGGGCGTGTGGTAGCGGTGGCGGATGTAGACGATCGCCCGGTGCGTGTTCCAGGTCGCGTCCCACCACGGACGACCGAGGCACATCGTGTAGCGGAGCTGGAACGTGCCCCAGCAGCCGTGCATGCTCGAGCGGCTCCACGGGTGCCAGCGCGACTCGCGGTAGGCCAGCTTCACGAGCGCCTCGCGGTTCGCGTAGCCGTAGTGCCACGTGCGGGCCTCGGCACGGATCAGCGAGCGGGCCTTCGCCTGAGACGTGTGGTAGCGCGCCTGGTGGTACGTCATGCCGAACGCGGTGTCCGGGTGCAGCGCCAGGGCGGCCAGCCCGCACGCGACGATGAACGCGGCGACGGCTATGCCCCACAGAAGCGAAGCGCGAGTGTCGTCGCTCACGACGCCACCGCCGCTCGAGCAGCGGCCATCGTTTCGGCGGCCACGGTCGCGGTGACGAGCGGGTATCCGATCTCACCGGTACTCGGCATCGAGAAGCGACAGTGCCCCGCCAGCCACGCGCTCACCTCGTGCTCGAGCATGAGCGGATTGTCGTCGTAGTGGACCGTCACTGTGGCGACGCACACGCCGTCGGCGTCGGGTTCGCCAACCTCGAGCGAGAGCCGGTTGCACGCGGCGTCGCGCGTCAGGAGCGTGCGCAGCAGTTCGTCGCCGAAGCGCAGCAGCGTCGTACCTGCGATGGCCTTCACGACGCGTTCCTGGACTCGCCCAGCAAGACCCTGCCGCCGCGGTAGACGAGACCCGCGGGTAGCGGCCTGTGCCCGTCCATCAGCGCGAGGTAGATCGCGAGCACCGATGCGACGACTACGGCGTACAGAGCGCGGATCATGAGTGCCTCCCGATGTAGGACGGACGGGCCTTCCTGACGCGAGCGAAGACGATGAGCGCGGTGAGACCGCCGGCGACCGCGAGGACGAATGCGGCCAGCAGCGCGTAGGTGATCGCGAGCAGCGGATTCACTGGGCGTCTCCGTCGCGGGCGGCCTTGCGCTTGACGCTGTCCTCGAGGGACTCGATCAGCCGCGAGGCGACGTCTTGCTTGAGCGCGGCGAGATCCGCGACCTTGTGCTGCTTCAGGAGCGCGGCCAGCTCGGTGTCGTTCATCTGCACCGCGGCGATCGCGCGCTTCAGGCGGGCCAGCGCCGGCGTGCTGACGCCCTTGGAAGGGCGGGGGGCCTTGGCAGCGGAGGCAGCCGGCGCCGAACCACGGGGGGTCCTCGGGGGGGAGGAGGTGGTCGGTGCCGGCTGCTCCGCCTGAGGGGGGCGCTTGGATGCGGTCTGAGCGCGCATAGCCGCGAGTGCGTCGTCGTCGTATTGGGCGCTCATGCACAGGAACGGCTCGAGCTGGTAGCGGCGGCCGTAGGAGATGAGTCCGCCGGTCTCGCGTGCCTGGACGCCGGCGCGCTCGAGCTCGAGCGGCTCGGTCTCCATGAACTGGCCGGAGCCATGCTGCGCACGGGTGGTGACGATGACCTTGGTGGCCTGGGTCACGACCTCTTGCATGATCGCGAGGTCGTGCTTCGCGAGCACCGGACGCGCGGCGTCTAGGTCGTCGGTGATGTCGGCGTAGTAGTAGACCTCGCCGTTCTCGGCGATGCCTTCGCGGGTGCGCTTCGGAGACGGGATCTCGGCGATCGCGGCGACGAGCGCCGGCGCGACCTTGTCTATCTCGGCTGAGGTGCGCATCAGGCGTCGGCCTCGGTGTCTTCGGCGCGCACGATGATGGAGCGAGGGGCGGCTATCCAGTGACCGACCGTACGGTCGCCACCGACGTTCGGATTGCTGGTGACGTGAACCATGCAGAACGACTCCGCGAGCTCCGCCTCACTCGCGACGCCCTCAATGGGATCAAGCCCCTCGTACTGCACCGTGACGTTGCTGTGGTTCTCCACGACTCCCCCTCTGTCGATACGACTGGTCCGAGCGAGTCCGACTATCGGGTTGCGGTCTGACTCGTCTCTGACTCGATCCAGTCCTCGAAAGCGCGGACGGGAATGCGGATCGAACCTCGGCTGATCCGGACTGAGGGAATGCGCCCGGCGGCGACCATCTCGTAGACAGCGGAAGCGCCAATGCCGAGACGCCCAGCGGCCTCCTTGACCGTGTACATGTCCTTATCGTCTGCCATCGTGTCGATTTCCTCCATCTCACATTGCGTTTCTCCACATGGTGCACCAATGCTCGACCCAACGTCAAGGGAAAATCCGACATGATGTGGTAATATTCGCGAGGGTTCACCATTGCGGATACCAGAGGGGGATGTGATGGCTCGCAAGGCGAAGAAGGCCCGGAACGGGCTGCTCGACCAAGACCGGCTGGGCGACCTCATCGAGGGCATGCGCACCGCGGCCGGATACCCAGACCGGAAGGCGTGCGTTGCCGCTCTCAATGCAGCTGGCTATCCGATGACAGACTCGACGCTGGGCGCGATCGAACGCGGGGAGAAGAACACCCCCGTCGAGGAGCTTGTCATGCTCACGCTGCTCTTCCGGCCTCCCGGAGGAATCATGTACTTCATCCTGGGGGCCATGCTCGACGCACCCGCACAGGCGCTCCGGGACATGAATCGTGCCCAGTAAGCGACGTACCTCCGGCTCGATCCAGCCGCTCGGTGACGGGCGTTACCGGGTCATGGCAAGTGCGCCGCCTGACCCCGTAACCCTCAAGCGACGCAGACTGTCGCGCGTCGTCGACGGCGGTGTCCGAGCGGCGGAGAAGGCGCTCGACGCGCTGAAGGTCGAGGCGGGGATGCCGGCGCAGGCTCGCGGTCTCACACTCAAGTCGTATCTAGAGGGGATGTGGTACCCACACCTCGAGGAACGCCTCGCCCAGGGGAAGATCCGCGAGCTGACGATCTCCGGCTACAGGAGCAAGCTCGACCACCACGTGATCCCCTACCTCGGGATCATGAACCTGCCCGAGGTCGATCCCTACTCGCTGGACCGCTGGCTCGGCAAGCTGGCGAAGGCGGGGGTCGGCCAGCACACGCGGCACCACGTGTACCGCGTCTTCCACACGGCGCTGCATCAGGCCGTGAAGTGGCGGATCCTGGCATCGAACCCGCTGGACTCGGTCGAGGCACCCAAGGCCACGAAGTACGCCTTCCATGTGCTGGACAGTGACCGGGCCAACGCCTTGCTCGACACGTTCGTCGGCCATCCTATCGAGGCGATCGTGATCCTGGCACTGGGCGCGGGCATGCGCCGGAGCGAGGCCGCAGCGATCGACTGGTCGGACATCGACTTCACCGCCGGGACCGTGTCGACGTGGCGCGGACTGCACGCCGATAAGGACCACATGTGGTACGAGGACAACAAGACGGAGCGGTCGAAGCGCACCATCTCGTTGCCGGAGTGGGCGCTCGACGGGCTTCGCCCGATGCGCGGCTTCGGACCGCTGGTGATGGACGGGGCCGAGCGCATGGACCCGCGCCGCATCTCGTACCTGTTCCGACGCCACCTTCGAGGCGCGATCAAGGAACAGGAGGCGACCGAGTTGCTGAAGCCGGAGGCCGACCGGAAGCCGCCTCGGCTACGTGACATCCCGCTCAAGGACCTGCGCCACTCGAATGCCACGATCGCACTGGCCCAGGGCGCCAAGCTGATCGACGTGAGCCGCCATTTGGGGCACTCGACGGTCATGACGACCGACACGTACTACGTCAAGACGGGACGCGCGGAGGAGGAGGATGTAGCGGCGAAGATGGGCAGCATCAGGACGCTTCGCCCGGAGCCGGATACCGTGTGCCATCGTGTGCCTAACGCCTGAATGTGCCATCGTGTGCCTAGAATCCGAGGCGTTCCGATATGGACAGAGACGATACACGATGTATTTCTCCGACGCTCGGTCGCCTTAGTCCATCTACCTGCGGTGGAGCAGGACGCGTCACCGGTCTTGAAAACCGGCAAGCCGCAAGGCTTCGAGGGTTCGAATCCCTCCCCCTCCGCCAGCCTGACCTGCCCGCACTCGGCTGCGAGTGCGATGGAGCAAGGCATCCGGGACCAGTTTCGTGTGCCATCGTGTGCCTAACGCTTGTGACACAAGGGGGAACGGCCATGAAGTGTCCGGTGTGCGAATCGATCGTCGACAGCATCGACCCGTGCCCGATCTGCGTGCGCGACGCTAGGAAGGCAGCAGGGAAGCTCAGCATGCCGAAGTGGGTCGGCCGCGTCCAAGCGGTCGCCCTCGTATTGATCGTCGGCTGGGGACTCTGGTCCTGCGCCGGCTCCTGCAGCACGGTCCTCACGCCGACTCCCGACAACCCCGCGCTCGCGGTCAAGGCACAGTTGGCGTTCGCGGATGCGGGGGTGGCGTCTGATCTCATCGACAGCGTCACGGCGCAGGCAGACGGCAGCGTCATCATCACGCTCAACAGGACAGCCGTGGCGCTGACGCTGGCCGGGGGCGCGAACGGTGCCAGGAAGCTCGGTGCGGCCTACAACGCGGTCGTGCTCGACAAGGTGCCTGAAGCGAAGTCCGTCGCGACCTTCGATGCGAACAACACGATGCTCGAGCTCTCGACGCGGAAGTAGCCGACCGGGCGAGAAGCCAATAGCTCAAGCTGGTAGAGAGCGTGCGTGACCCTGTGTGACGGAATGGACGTCTGCGCGTATGCTTCCGCTCAGGGGACCGGGGGACGAAGGGGGATCGACATGCCCAACGAGAAGTGGTGCGGCAGGTGCCAGCACGAGTATGAGCTGAAGTGGGACTACTGCCCGGAGTGCGGCCCCATCGAACTGAAGGCGGCGAAGCACCTCACAGAGATCCGCAACCTCATCATGTTCGTGCTGGTGCTCCAGGTGGTCATCTTCCTGGCCCCGTTCGCGGGCATCCGGCTCTAGGGACACGCCATGAAGAAGTGCGCGAAGTGTGGCCGCGAGTACGACGACGCCTACGACGGCTGCCCCCATTGCTCAAACCGCGGCTGCTTCTACTACTACCTCCGCTTCAACCAGGTCGCTCTCGCCGTCGTGATCGTGGCGGTGCTCGCGTTCACGCTTTGGTTCAGCCTGCGCTAGACGCCAAAAGGCCCCGCTCCCGGTCAAGGGGGCGGGGCCTTCTTGGCGAGCGACCCGGAACGGGGGCATCACTCTGAGTCGCTCTGGGCTTCACCGGGCGCGTCCGCCCAGGGGGCCTTCCTGTTTAGCGGGCGAGCGCGTTGACGAGTCCGAACACGACCCCCGCGATGGTGCCGCCCGCCGCGATGAATCCGAGCAGCTTGGCCGTGGTTAGCTGGGAGCCTTGAGCCGCTCCCTTCTGCCCGGCCACGAACGCGAACACCGGCGCGAGGCTGTCCTCGATGCGCGTGACCACCAACTCCAAGTCGCTCTTGGTGACGAAGCCGCCGCGCTCGGACAGGGAGAGGTCGCGCGCCTTGTCCGCCTTCTCGTCCTTGTAGTTCTGGTTCTCACGCGACAGGATGCCGGCATCCTTGTCTGCGACCTCCTTGACGTTCAGAGCCCTCTCCCGTAGGACGGCGCCCTCGGTGGTACGTCGATCCCGCTCGGCGTCGAACCTCTCGTCAGCGACGCGGAGCGCGTCGTAGTGCTCCTTGAGCGTATCTATCGTCCAACCAGATGCGCTCACTGGGCGGTCGCTCATCGGGATAGCCTCTCCGGTCGGGTCATTCTCACGGGCGCTCACAATCCCAGCCGCTTCCACGTCTCGGCGCCGACCGACGAGCCGAGTCTCCACGCGCCCTTGCCTTGCTTGGCCCGGAACACGTGGACAGCCGCGGCGGTCTCGTTACCGTAGCCGCCATCGGCGCCGAACTTCGGCAACTTGATCCCGTGGTGCAGGAGCCGTTTCTGGATCCACACCACGTCGGGCCCGTGAGCGCCCTTGCCGATGACGTGGCCCGGGTACTTGCGCACGACGACCGGGGCGGCTGCGAACGTGTGGCGGACGTAGCCGAGGATGTTCGCTCGCCGGATCTGGCGATGCACCATGTTGGAGACGTTGCCGCCGATGGTCTGGACGCCGCCGGTGACGACCTTCTCGCACGTCTCAACGTGGTCGGGCTGGTTGTGCGCCCGTGTGCTCGTCGACCAGTGGAAGTAGATGCTGTCGCCGGGCTGGATGCCCGCGCTGCCGTCGTGCCACGTGCCGTTCTTGCGAGCCTGCGCGACGGCGGCCATGGTCGACGCGGTCCTGAGATGCGAGACGGCCATGACGTTCGCGCAGTACCAGTCGAACATCTGGCACCACGCGACGCCGTTCCAGCCGTAGGCGACGCCGAACCTCTGGCGGTTGCTGCCGTCCGGTACCTCACGGACGCCGAGCTGCGACGCGACGAACGTCAGGTACGCCTTGCGAGTGGGGAGGCCCATGTCAGTCCTCCTCGTCGATGTCGGGCGTCGGGTCCTGGCTCACGCCGGCCTGATCGCCGTCTTCGGGCTTCACGGAGTTGTCCGTCTGCTCGATGACGAACTCCTCGCCGTCGATGATCTCGATCGGGGTGTCGGACATGGCGATGCCTCCTTGGTCTGTTGTGTTCATCCTCGGGCCGCTGTCAGCGCCTACGACCCGTCCGCGCCGAATACGACGCCGCCTAGAGCGAAGTCGCTATCCAGTCGACGGGACAAGTCGTCGTCATGTCGGAACGGCGGATGGTAAGGGTGAACCCAGTGGCGCTGATGGCGCGAGCCGACACGGATACCGCCACCGGCGCAGAAGTTTCTGGATTGCAGACGACACTCGGCGCAGTGGTGAAGCTACCACCCGGGAAAGTCACCGTGACTGACTTCTCAACGTTTTGCACGATGCCGGTGACGGTGACTTTCCCGGATGCGAGGCCGACGATGCCGACCAGGGGATACAGGTTCGCCACCGTGACGTCGCCTGCAATGAGTTGCCCAGCAATCTGCAAGTCTCCGGCGAACGTCGGGCTGACCCCACCTGCGCCGAGGAAAGTAAGACCGTCGAGTCCCCCGTAGACGCTCCCTATGAGGCCGCCCTCGTAGTAGAAGTCAAGAACCCCCGTTGGCATATCGTCTAGCCCGCCGGGAATACGCTGGGACAACTTGCAATAGTTGCCCAAGGCGGAGTCTCCCGCGATGATAGTTCCACCCGTGACGGTCCCGCCGACGATGGTCCCGCCTGCGATGGCGGGGCCAGTGATGGCCGCGCCGACGAGCTCCAGCGCCGACCCCGTCCAGCGCATGTAGCTGGTCGCGGTGCCGATGGCGAACTTGTAGACGCTGGAGGCCAGCCCCATCCAGAACCCTGTCGCCGTGTCGGTGTAGCTGGTCTTGCCGCTGGAGATGACCGGGGAAGAGAGGGCGACGAGCGCCTTCACGTAGTCGGCGGTCATGATGAATGCGTTCGGCGTGCTCCACGAGCCGATGAGCGTGTTGTTGGCAGCGCAGATGGCGCGTGATACCCACAGGCAGTTCGTCACGCCGTCGGACAGCGCCACGGGCGTGCCCGACCAGCCCGAGGGGACGGGGCCGTTGCCGGTCGGGGCGGAGATGCCCGTGCGTGCGCCTTCCTTGTAGGCCACGGCGATGTAGTTCCCGTTCGTGCCATTCGTGCCGGGAGCGCCGGTGGTGAGGAAGGCGTCCGACCATGTGGCGCCGTCGTCGCTTGAAGAGCGCAGGAAGTTGTCGTTGACGGTCGGCGTCGTGTGCCACGAGGCAGCGTCCTCGCTGTACTCGAAGATGACGGGGTGGGCGGGCGGACCCTCCGGGCCGAGGACGCGCACGGCGTCGCCCCACGTCACGCCACCGTCGTTGCTGAAGCGGATGTAGACGTCGGCTCCGGTCGGGGTTGTGTACCAGTTCGTGCCGTCCTGCGAATACTCGATCTGCTCCAGCGGCGCCGGAGTCCCCGCCGGCCCCGGATCTCCGGTGAGCGGCACCGGCAGCGACCAGGAGCCGACGACGACGCCTTGCGGATTCTTCGTCGCCTCGCTCATCCACAGCGCGGTGGTCCCGGCAGGCGGCGAGCCATACCACGGCGGCGACGCGGGAATGTTGCCGGTCGGGGTCGCAGGCTGCGTCGCGCCACGCGCGAACGTGTAGTCGACGTAGTAGCCCCATGGCGTCGTGTCGGTGGTCATGAGCGTCGCGATCGCCCACAGGTCGCGGCCATCGGTGGCGAGCCACACCGCGAGGCCGGGGACGGGCATGACGCCGGTCGCGTAGCGGACACCGGAGATGGGCACGGTCGAGCCCGCGATGGTGACGGTGAGCGTGCACTGGTCCGCCTCCACGGACACGATGCTGCCCTGCCGGAATCGCAGAGGGTTGTCTGTGGGAGCGAACCGCGCTGCGAGGTTTCCGAGGTCCATCAGATCACCGCTGTCTTCCTGGCCGTCACGGGCATGTTCGCGCTGTCGAGCGGGACGGTGAGCAAGTCGAGCATGTAGCGGGTGTGCGTCCCGTCGATCGCGACGAAGTCGAGGACATCGAACGCCTCCAGCGCCGGGTTCGGGACCATCTCCCACGCCCTTTGCTCGGTGCGTCCCTTGATGCGCGCGTAGACCGTCTGTGCCGCGCTGTCGACCTCGCCTTGCGTGACGAGCAGCGGCGACGAGTAGTAGTAGGGGACCTGCCCGAGCGGCCCGTAGCGGTACGTCGGCGAGGTCGGATCCTCGTCCCAGCACTCGCCCCGGACCGGGACATCGACGCCGCTGCCCTCTGCAGTCGCGATCACGCCGTTGTAGAGCTGCGAGAGCAGCGCCACGCGCTTGCCCGTGACGATGACGCCACTGTCGCCGTCGGAGTACGTCATGCAGGGGTCGGCCGTCGCGGGGTCGGGCACGGGCCGCAGCTTCGCCACTCCGTCTCCGTCGAAGTAGAGGTCGAGACCGGCCGTGGCCGCGAGCGCGCGCGCGTCCTTCCACGGGTCGGAGCCGCTGCCGTCCTGGAACAGCGCGGGGGAGCCGAGCAGCTTCCCCGTCTGTCCGAACCCGATCGGGCACGCGGGCCAGCACGTCCGCAGGATCCCGGTGATCGCGTCGCCCACGTCGGTGCCGGCAGCGACGGCGTACGGGTCGATCCACCCGGCGCGGCTGATGCGCTTGCTCCGGTCGGCCGCGCTGATGGTGACCGACCCGGACATCCCCTCTTCGGGGTCGGCGTCGAGCACGAACACGCCCAGGGACGCGAGCTCGTCACCGCCGGGAAGCGTCAGTCCGCGCCACGCCTGTATCTCGGCACCGGCGGCGGTGATCCACTCCCACACGTCCGGATCCGGTGCACAGGTAAGCGACAGCGACCGCAGCACGCCGTCGCTCGTCCCATCCATCGTCACGGAGCCGCCCGTGACGAGCAGGTCGCCGAGAATGTCGTCGCCCAGGAGCACGGACGCCTTGATGACGGCTGTCTGGCAGCTTGCCGAGACGGCGTCCCGGAACGCGTCGGAGACGGGGTACACGCTACGGCTCCGAGACTTCGCGGTAGGCGATGTGCACGCGCCGGCGCGCGTCTCCGGGCGTCCCGATCTCGACCCACGTGCGCGGCACGTTGATGCGGATCCATCTTCCCCAGCCGAAGGGGGACTCGAGGAACAACGCGCCGCGTGTGCGCATGAGCGCCTGCAGCAGCGTCCACTCCGCTTCCGTCCGCGTCTGCATGTCGAACCCGCCGTCGATTCCATGCAGCGCCATGCTCACGATGACCGGATAGGTGCGGCCGACGACGTTGAACTCGGCGACGTCCTCGGTCTGCGTGAACTCCGGGTCCTTCGCAATGAGCGCGCCGAGCATGTTCATGGCGGGAGCGTCGGGCACCTTCAGGTTCCAGCCGGCGGCGGCGAGCGTTCCAGAGACGGCGGAGGAGGCCCACACGGTGGCGAGCTGCTGGGAGGAGACCGTGGCGACGACCTGTGCCCGGTAGGTGAGCGCGACTCCTCGCGGCGCGGTGTAGTCGTAGATCACGACCGGCGTCCCGAACGCACCCGGCACAGAGGCGGCCCCGTGCACGGCACGCCACGTCGCCCCGCCGTCGGATGTGCGCTGCAGGCTCACGAGAGGGCCGCTGGCGCCACTGCTCGCGTTCGGGGTCACAGTGACTGCCACGCGCTGGTTCGCGTCGTCCTTGACCGCTGAGATGCTCGGAGCCGTCGGGGGCGCGATGGCGACGGTGAAGGCCAGCGACGTCCACGCGCCGGGGAGCGCGGCGGCGAAGGTCCTCGTGGCGCGCACGTAGACGTAGTAGGAGCCGTTCGCGATCACGGCATCACACGCGACCGAGGGCGCGACCGTCGAGGGGGTTGTGCCATCGTCGTAGTCCAGCGGCGCGGTCCCGCCAGCGGACCAGTACGGGGCCGTGACCGCCGCGTCGAATCCGCCGGCCGCGACCTGGGCCGCGGTAAACACCTTCAGCTCGTAGACGCAGTCCGTCGTCGTCGCGGCGCCGACGTTGTCCTGCCAGGCCTCGATGAGCGCGGAGACGTCGACGTCGAAGGTCGGGAAGCTCGTCGTGGAGATCGGCGAGGACGGTGTCGTGGCCACGGACGCGGTCGGTCGCGCGGCGTAGTAGACGTCGGCGGACAACTCGGAGATGTAGTCACGGTTCGAGTCGGTGTACGCGTGCCCGTCGTCGACCGCGATGCCGAGGAGCCCGGCGGCCGCGGCTGCGACCCAGCCTGTCCCGATCGGCGCGAGAGCGGCCCCGGCCGAAGCGTCGGCGGCGACATTGACGAAACTGCCGTGCACGCCGGGGAAGCCGACCTTCGGCCCCGCACAGTAGATGCCGCCGGCCTTGAAGCCGTACAGGTTCAGCGACAGTATCTTCGGCGCGGTCCCCGTCGGCTGCTTGACGCGGGCACACGGGACGATGGTGGCGACGTCGGAGCCCGCTGGGACGGAGGGAGCGGCGAGGTGGAAGTAGATGCCGGGACTGCCCGCGGACTTGCGCCGGAGGTAGGTGGCGTCCGAGCCGTCGTGCATGACCGCTCCAGCACCGCCGCCGCCGCCCGACCCCACGGCCTCGAAACGGCTGGTGCGCGTGCTGTCCCACGTCGTGGGGACGATCGTCGTCTTCGGCATGGTGCTATCGCCTCGCAACCTGGTCGGCGAGCTGCTTCAGGCCGTCCCTGACGATCGCCTTGACCTCTTCCACGGTCGCGGACGTTCCGCCGGGGAAGCTGAGCTGCACGGCACCCTCCGCGATGACGACTGAGCGGGACGAGTGCGACGACGCACCGCCGCCGTAGGAGCCGCCACCCGCGGGCGCGAACGCGAACGAGGGTGCCACGAGCGATGAGAGGCCCGACTCCAGCATGAGTTGCATCGCGCGGACGCGGTCGTTGAGCGGGATGACGACTTCGGGACCGGCCTCGCCGACGATCGCGGATGTCGCACGCCTGATGATCCCGCCGGCGGCGAGCAGTATCTGCGTGCCGGGGATGCGCACCGCGGCATGGGGGGTCTGGCGCAAGCGCGCATTCGCCTTCTCGACCGCACGCACGAGCTTGTCGTACTGCACGGCGGCGGCGCCCGCGGCGGCGCCCGCGTCCCTGACGGAATCCCTGGCGACCTTCGAGGAGTCCTTCGACTTCTTCTCGGCCTCCGTGAGGTTCAGTCTCGCGAGGCGCGCCTCGTTGCTGTTCTTGCCGTACGTGTGCACCGCATCAGCGACCGCCTTCGTTGCGGCCTTGAGCGCGATCTTGTCCTGGAGCGCGGTCTGTTCAGCGGTCTGGCTCCTGGTCAGGTAGTTGACCTGATAGATGAGCTCGTCGGTGTAGCCTTTGGTCTCCGCTGCGACTTCGGCGGTGGTCGTGGCGAGGTCGCCCATGACGGCACCGAGCGTTCCGGCTACGGTTCCCGCACCGGCTGCGTCCGAGGTCCACGTCTCTATCCAGTACGCCGCGGTCGAGATGGGAGCGAGGAACTGTTCCCAGCCGGTCGGCGGGTCGAGTTCCCCGGCCTTCACCCTCTGCGCATAGTCCTGCGCGGCGGGCGCGAGTTCGGCGTATTTGCTCGCGAGGATGCCGACCCCGGCAGCCACGGAGAGCAGCGGGATCGCGAGCGGCCCAAGTGCTGCCCATAGCGTTGTGACGGCCGCGGACAGCCCCCCGACCGCGTACGCGGCCGCGACCGCGCCTATGGCGGTGCCTCCGAACGACACGGACAGCGCGACCGCAGAGGTGGTGGCGGCGCTGGCGACCATGCCGAGCGTCAGGAGGAATCCGACGAGAAGCAGCACGCCCGCCGAGACTGCGGCGCCAATGACGATGAACTGCTTCATGCCGGGACTGAGTTGCGAGAACCACCCCACAACGGCGCTGAGCGCCTGGATGAGTTGCATCTTGATAGGGAGCACCATGAGGCCGACCTGTACCTCGAGTCCCAGCGACGCCTGCGTGGTGTCCTTCAGCGCCTCGTTGTACGCCTCGCACGCGTCGATCGCATCCTGGCTGAGTATCAACCCTGCCTTGCGAGCCGTTTCGCCGATCCTATAGATCGCCGCACCACCCTCCGACAGCGGGTCGAGCAGCGCCATGTAGCCCTTGCCGAGCACCTTCGCGGCAAGGGCGTTAGCGGTCGCCTTGTCGGTGGCCGTCGAGTAGTAGGTGGCGACGTCCGCGAGCACAGCGGTGGTCGTGCGGTTCGCGCCGTTCGCGTCCTGCGTGGCGATCCCAACGTCGGTGAGCGCCTTGTTGTGGGTCACGATGGCGTTGGACAGCGACTTGATGACCATGCCCGCCGACTTGCCGGACACGCCGTAGCGGTCGAGTATCGCGGCCCACTTCGAGGACTCCGCCGCGCCCAGCCCGGTGAGGCGCTGAACGTCTATGACCTTCTCGCCCCACCCAGCGGCGGCGTCCCCTGCGGCGTTCAGCCCCGCGACGATCACGGCACCGGCGACCATCATCCCCGCGCCCATCGCGGCCATGTCCTTGGCGGACTTCTGGCGTATCTCCGCCGCCTTCTTGGTGACCTTGTCCCACTCCTCGACGTTCGCCTTGCCCCAGATGTTGATGTTCGCAGGCATGGCTACTCACCACACCCGGCGGCGTTGAGCTGCGTCTGGAGATCGCGCTCGACTTCGGCGGCGGCGGTGCGGACCTGGCTGCGATAGCCGATGCGGCCCTCGCGCCACGCCTGGTTCAGGAAGCGGCCCTTCGTGCCGTAGCGGGCATTGAGCGTGGCGAGGCACGACTGAGACTGCAACGTGTTCGCGGACTTCGAGCCAAAGGATTCGAGGACGGCGGTCAGCACACCGCGATCGCTGCCCCAATCGTTGCGACTGGTGCGCGCACCGCTACCGCCAGATGCTTGGACGATGAGCCCCTTCGTGTTCAGCCGCACGGTGTACGAGCCGCCGCCGGGGAACTTGGCAGAGGCCGCCTGCGCGAGCTGGGTGCCGATACCGCGCAGCTTCTTGTTCAGGAGGCGAGCCGCCCGGGGGGACTCGGCCTTGAGGACCTTGCGCATGTCGTCGAAGCCACTCTCGGAGAACTCAAGGACCAACACTTCGCTCATGATCCCGTCATCGCCTTCAGCTTCGCCGCCAGTTCCTCTTGTCGCGCCTGGTGCACTCGCTCCTCGAGCCGCTCTCTCACCGCCTCGAACACCCACGGGTCACACCGCTCGAAGTCGAGTCCAAAGCCGGCGCCGAGTGCCACGTCCGCTATGCGGTAGGCGGCGCCGGGGATTCCCCCTCGGCGTCCTCGTGGGCCATGCCGGGGTCGGCGAGCGTCTCGACCCACGTCTCGAAGCCGACGTTGACCACGTCGCCCTGACGCTTGAGCGCGCAGAAGATCATGTAGGCGACGTACTCCACCGACCTCGGGTCGGTGCCCATCGCGTCTGTCGGGATCGCGAACTGGCGCGCGGCCTTGATCTGCTCCGAAACGCCGACGACCCACGGAAGCTCGATGCCGTCGTAGAGCACGGCCGTTCCGCGCATTGTTCCTGCTGATGCCATGACGCTGCCCCTTACTCTCGGCCTAATAGGTCGCTACGTCGTTCGTGAGAACCGGGATGAGCGGAGCCACGCCCGAGGACGGCATGACGGCCTCTCCGGCGAGCGCGATCTCCGCGTTGCCGCCCTTGGGGTCGACGTCCGGGCGCTCGGCCAGGAACGCGACCTTGCTGCCCGTCCACACGAGCCCACCGGCCGTGGATCCGTTGTCCTTGAAGCCGATGCTGAGCGAGCCGTACTGCGCCTTCGGAGACACCGCCGTGCCGTTCGCGGTGCCAGTGACGACCTGCATCCAGTACGCGAGGTCGTCCGGGATCACGGTCAGCTTGCAGGTCGCTACCATCAGGTTGTGCGCACCGGGATCGTCGGCCTCGACCTGGCCGGACGCGAACACGGGAGTGGTGCCGAAGGCGATGTCGATCTCGCCCCCGGTGATGCGTGCGGTGGCGGGGGTGGCTCCGACCATCGCGACCTGGAACACACCGCCGACCGGAGTGAGGAACGACTCGGAGCCGGTCTCGCTCGTAGTCGGGACGAACGTCGTCGGGAACGAGAGCACGGTGCCGGTGCCGGTCGGCGTGATGATGACCGGCTCGTTGCCCGTCCACTTCATGTTCAGGCCGGTCACCTTCACGTCGCGCAGGGCGCGCAGGAGGCTGTTGTAGCTCTCGAACGCGCTCAAGTACGGCTGCGAGGCCGCGAGCCCGAACGTGTGCACGAACGACGGCGTCGTGCCGGTGACGGTGTCGGCGCCGTAGAGCCCGAGCAGGATGAGCCCGAGCATCTTCATGTACGCGCGAGAGTCGAAGCCCATGGCCCCGCCGACCTCGGTACGGTCGACGTTGCTCGACGCGAGGCTCCCGGACGTGGTCTCCGCGGCGCCCTGCTTGATGCCGGTAGCGATGATCTTGCCGCCCGTGACGCCGAAGCCGAACGTGGGATTGGTCGCGAGCGATCCCTTGGCCGTCTGCTTGGCGAGCCCGGCGAGTACGAGCGCCTTGTTGAGCGGTGACATGGCTACCCCTTCTTCGACTTCGGAGCCTTGGGCGTCTCGTCCACAGGCGTCTCGTCCACCGCGACGGCGAGGCCGGACCGGATGAGCGTGCCGAGCACCGCGGCGTCGACGTCGCTCTCCTCGACCTCGCCGGCGACGACGTCAGCGACGACCGGACCTGCGTTGGTCCAGACCTCGACGTGGGCGTCTTGTGCAATCGCGTATCTCATGACTTCACTCTGCCTTCCGTGTCAGCCGACGAATGCGGAGCACCCGACGTCGATGGTCAGCGCCGCGTCGCGGCTCCGGGCCTCGGCGTCGGCGATGCCCGAGTCGAACTCGGTACCGGTGATGACTGCCTGCATGACGACGGCGCCCAGGGAAGGAGCGGCGGTGAGCGCGGCTTCGATGGCGACCTTGGCGGCGTCGATCTCGTCGCGGATCTCGAGCGCGGTCGCGCCGGTCTTCTTCGCGTAGAGCCAGATGTGCAGCGTGAACTTCTCGTCGTAACAGACGAGCCCGGACGTGACCTCGGTGCGCTCGGTGATGACCTGCTCGTCGACCCAGCACTCGAGCTCGCTGCGATCGAGCGGGACGCCGTAGTCGACGTGCCACGCCGCGAGTGCGGGCAGCGCCTTCAGCAGCGCCGTGAGCGCGTCCTGCGCGGGGAACGAGCGGTCGCCGGTCGGCATGTCAGCCCACGACCGGACGGACGCGCCCGAACTGGTTCACGGCTGCGTCGACGTCGGGGATCCCGGTGAATCCGTCGCGGCCGGCGATGGTGATGCGGTACGACATCTCGCTCACAGTGACCGCGGTCGCGCGCGCCGGCATCGATGTCGACGGAACGATGTGCTCCTTGGCGAGGATGAGAGCGGCGCGGCGGATGGGCCCCGGCGCGCGGTCGTAGCCGTAGGAGTAGTGGACGGTGATGTTCGCGAAGCCACGCGGCCACGCCTGCTCGCGGTGCAGCACGTTGCCCAGGAAGCGGACGGATGCCAGTTCGTCGACCGTGAGCGGAACGCCGTCGACGGCGATCGAGTAGATGCCGCGGACGTCGGTGTTGCCGAGGACGATGTCGGACATGCCGTTGCCGGACAGCTTCTCGCGCGCGCCGCGCGGGCGGAACGCGCACATGCCGTTCTGCTCGAGCTGCTCCTCGATCTGGTCACGGCAGCCCGACACGTACGCGTCCGGGTACTTCGTGAGGTCCGTGAACGCGCGGTCGAAGGCGCGGATGTCGGCGACCGTGACGATGGAACTGCCGACGAGCTCGAACTCGTCATCAAACTCACGGGCGGCCGCGTCGACGAGGCACCCCCACACGACCCTGTAGGTGTCGAGCGCGCTCGCCATGGCGTCCGTGAGCGCGTATGACAGGACGCCGTCTGTGACCGTGGCGCTGCCGGTGTCGACCTGCGTCCCGGACCCGTCATAGACCGTCGCGGTCGCCGGCTCGATGGCGGTGATCGACTCCCCGAGGTCGTCGATAGGCGTGAACGTCAGCGCGATCAGATCGGCCCCGCGGTACTTCCTCATCGGCTCTACCTCCTGGGACCATCGTGGCGGCGGTGTCAGCGGAGGAGCGCCACGAGGGCGGGCAGGGGATGTCCCCGAGCCCGCCCTCGCGCATGGAGCGGCGTCTGTGGTGCCGCCTCCGATGCTCAGTCGTCGCGAACTACTCCGCCTTGGGAGTGCCGCCGGTCCAGATCGCGTGACCGTCGGCCTCGACCCAGGCTTCGGCCGTCTCGTCGTACACGAGCGCGGTACCGTCGACCTCTGCGGTCGCACCGTAGTGATGCTCGGTCGTGCTCTCGGCCTCCTTAGCGGCGATGAGCTCGGTCAGCACGGCCTTGTTCGCGCTGCCCTTGAACTCGATGCCGAGAGAGGTCGCGCGCGCCTGAAGCTCCGCCTTCGTGGGCTCTTCCGCGACCACAACCGTCGCCACGGCCGTGCCGCGCTTCTTGTTGTAGGCGACGAGGCGCTTGTACTCGCCCTCCTCGATCTCGCTGCCCGGGGCTGCGGCCAGGAACTCGATGCCGGTGTCCGGGAACACGTCGTAGAGCCGTCGATCGCTTGCGATGATGCCCATGATTCGCGCCCTCCTTGTGAGATGGACAGGGGCCGGGCCGCTTGTGCGACCCGGCCCCCTCGGTGACGTGCCTGTCGCCTGCTGCTAGACCGTGGTGTCGACCTCGCAGAAGGCGGTCGGGAAGTTGGTACCGAACGCGGCCCGCATGGTGCCGAGCAGCGTGATGATGCCCTTCTCGAAGTAGTCCTGGTTGCTGTCCGAGAAGCTGGTCGCGACGCCGGACCGGATGACGAGCTCCGCCATGTGCGGGTCGCAGACCATCGGCTTGCCGACCGGGAAGGCCGGGTGGGCGATGGGCTTGAGACCCCAGACCGTGACGTCCTGTGACGCCTGCGGGCCACCCATGAGGTACCGATCCGTGTTGTCCTTCGCGAGCAGGATCGTCTCCATGTCGGTGGGGTGGATGCCGACGACGGTCGGCTCGTAGGCGCCCTCGTTCTGGACGCGGATCTTGGTGATGGCCTTGTGGATGGCGTCGAGCACCGTGTCGGTCGACTTGTTCTGGGTCAGGATGCCGACGATGTTGTACAGGCCGCGCAGGTTCTGGCCGGTACCGAGGCCGTTGACGATCTGGCTGTGCAGGCGACGCTTGACGCCGTCGATCAGGAAGACGTCTACCCACGTCGCGAGACGGGGAGCGTCGGCCATGATCGTCTTGGTGACGTTCATGATGTGCTTGATCTCGCGGCACGACTCGGACACGATGTCGAAGTCGAGCGTGGAGACCGGAGCGGCCAGACCCTCGGCCGTCTCGACCGCGGCGTTGGTGCGGGTGATCTCACGGACCCACTCGACGACGTCGCGGGTCGTGGTCGACACCGTGACCAGGTCGAGCAGCGTGAGCGGGCCGAACGGCATCGGAATGATGCCGTCGCGGCGGTCCGGCTGGACGATGTTGGCGGCGGCGGTGGTACCGCCCAGGGACAGCAGCGTCTTGAGCTCGACGGCCGTGGCGACTTCCACGGACTTCGTAGAGCCGAAGCGCGCGCTGGACTCCAGGCTTCCCGACGCCTTGAGGTCGGCGTAGGTGCCGGACTTGATCAGGCGCTCGCCGATGGAACCGACGCCCAGCACTTCGGCGGCGGACTTCATGGCCGGAGCGTGGACGCCTTCGCCCTCGCCGGCCATCTCGAGCACGCGCTGGTACTTCACGTCGAGGTCATTGACCTCGTCGCGCGCGGTGTCGTAGGACTTGCCGAGCTCGTCGAGCTTGTCGAACGCCGCCGTGTTGCTGGCGAAGTCGACACCTTCCTTGACGGCCGTAGCGCGGGCGTCGGCAAACGCCTTCCACGCTACGCCTGCCTCGACGTTCTTCGCCTCTTTCTGGGCGAGGATCGCGCGGGCCTGATCCTTGAGGTCCATATCCTTACTCCTCCTCGTGTCGTGTCCGCGCGATCAGCGCGACCATCCTGCCGGTGTCCATCGTCGTCCCGGTGTCAGCGGTCGACTTCTTGGCCGCGGCGTGGAAGGCCACCGCGCGAGCCTGACGAGCCTTGACGGATGCCGTACGCAGCGAGGCCATGTCGACCATCTCGCCGTCGACCTCCTCAACCTCGTCACCGACCTCGTCTGCCGCGACCACGCCCAGGAACAGGCGGCCCCACGCCTTCAACGCGCCGGCGTACTGGTCGACAGCGGCGTCCAGGAGCGCGGCCGGGTCGGCTTCGCTCTCGTCGCACGCGATGTCCCAGGCGGTGTCTTCGAACGCGTACTCGAGCTGCCACAGGCGCGAGAAGCTCGCGGCCCTGGCGGCGTCGTCTTCGACAATCGAGCCGGCGAAGTCGAGCGCCTTGACCTCCGTGCCACGAGATGCCATCTCCGTGCCTCCGCCCGTGTCTGCGACCGTCGAGAGCACCTCGCCGATCAGGTCGTATGCCTGCGTGAGCTTGCCCTCGTTGGTCGAGGAGAGAGTGCGGCCGACCTTGAGCCCGTCGATCGCGCGCGACGCGGCCTCGAGCACGTCCGTCTGGTCGTTCATGCCGAGCAGCGTCGGACCGTTCTCGAACGTCTTGAGCTCGATGAGGTTGCGCACCTTGCCGTCGGCGCGCGGCGTGCTCTCGCCGGGAGCCGGATCGACGAGCTCGAACTCGACAACGCGGTAGGCGTAGGAAGCCTGGTAGATCAGCCGGCGCTCGACCAGGTCGAACACCTGGGACGCGTGGCTCATCTCGGGCGGCTTGGAGATGTCGTACTTCTGCTTGACGATCAGCCCCGCCTTGCCGTCACCGAACGCCTGCTCGACCCGCTCGGTCGTCTCGCCGACGATGGACTTCGGGTCGTCCCAGTCGTGCGACCACACGACCGGCTGGGGGCGCCCGGAGGCTGCCCACTCGGCGATGTCCTTGGTGAAGGCACCGGGCATGACCCGGTCGCCACAGTGGTCGATGTTGCCGAACACGGAGACGGCCATCGTGGCCAGCCCGCTCTTGCCGTCCGCGGCGGTGGTCGCGTCCTTCAGTTCGGCGGTGAACCGCTTGACTTCGGGCAGCATCGTCATCCCCTCGTCTCAGGTTCGCTTGACTTGCCAAGGATCGCGGCCTCGAGCAGCGCGGCTGTTCCCGCCGGCGGCTCGAGCAGGGGGGTGGCGGTGGTGACGGGAGCCAGGCCTAGCGGGTAGCCGTTGCCAGCGACCCACGGGAGGTTGGCCGGGTTCGTCGGGTCGGTCGGGTCACCGATCGGCGGCTGGTTGCGAGCCGCCATGCGCTGGTTGATGGTCGACGTGGCCGACTGCATGTCCATGAGGTCCGCGCGCGCCATCGCCTCGGGATCCGGACGGAGCAGCGCGGACATGTCGAAGGCGAGGAACAGGCCGTCCCACATCGGCTCGCACAGCACGAGTTGCTCGTTGAACCCGGCTTCGAGCATCGTCACGGTCGGGCCCAGCGTGTCGACGTAGAACGCCCGCGCGAACTCCTTGGCGCTCGCGTAGGTCGCTGGCTGCCCGGTCGACTCGAATCCGAGCATGGACGGCTGCACGTCGAAGCACGCGCACACCTCTTCGCGCGAGAACTTGCGCTGCGTCATCAGCTCGAGGTCGGTCGAGGAGATGCCGCCCAACGCCTTGATGTCGCTGCCCTCGCCCAGGACCGCGAGAGTGCGGCCACCCGGCCCTGACGCATACAGCGGCATGAGCTCGGCGCGCAGAGCGTCCATCGCGGGCTTGTTCGTGACGTTGATCTTCGTCGTGAAGACGGCCTTCGCGGTCACGCCGTTGGCGAGCGAGTTCTCCTGCCAGTCGATCGCGCCCTCTTCGAGCGTGAGCGTGCGCTTGAGCGGCTCGAGCGGAGGGACGCCGTGCGGCATCTCGAGGTACACCGCGTCATCGGGCGAGATCGAGTAGACGCCCGCGCCGAGGTAGATGTTGAAGCCGATGATGCCGCGCTGGTCGGTGACCGGCTGGACGTCGGGCCAAGGGATCGGCCACAGCTCGCGCGGCGGCTGTCCGGGACCGGGGCGGAACTTCCACGCGAGGCACTTCCCGTGCACGAGCAGGTCGAAGATCATCTCGACCTTCAGGTCCCAGTCGGAGTGCCTCATCCACGGGCGCTTGATGAGCCGCGGCAGGGCATGGGCACGGATCCGCGCGCGCGACTCGCCGTCGTCGCCCATCTGGTAGCTGAGCAGCGGCAGGCGCGACAGGCCCTTGAGGATCTTGTTCACGACGGCGTACACGGCCGGCTGCGAGCGGTAGATCTGCTCGTAGGTCAACGTGGAGGAGCCGCGGAGCCCGGAGATGTACCCGGCGCTCGGGCCCTGCCACGTCTCGTAGCCGGGCGCGATGTCGCCGACTCTACGGGGCATGCCCTCTGAGACGATGAAGCTCACGACGGTGCCACCTCCGTGAGACGCTGGATCCAGTCGACATTGACGCGCGGGATCTCGGCCTCGCCGTCGATTGAGATGGACCCGGCCGCGGACAGCGCGGACGCGTGGCGAAGCATGAGGGCGTCGCGGTGCGTGGCCACGAGCACGCCGCGAAGCGACGACCCGCTCTTGAGGTGGACGACGACGGTCTCTCGCGACTGGGTCGCGAGGTACCACCGAAGCAGCATGGACCTGATCAGCTTCATGACTCGATGGTGCGGGGCGTGTCAGCCGAGCCGGTCAGAAGACGGCGATCTGGGGACCGCTCGCGCCCTCCTGGTACTCAAGCTCGGCCACCGCCGTGGCGATCGCGCAGGCGACTGCGGCGTCGATCTTCTTCGATTCCTCCACCTTCGTGAGGCGTGGCCCGTATGCGGTGGGCTCCTGTCCGGCGTTGAGCACGTGCTCACGCAGAGGCTTGGCGCCTCCGTGGTGAGCACGCCCGGACTGCACGACGGCCCACATGATGTCGTAGGCGCGGGCCATCTTCTCGGCGCTTTGGCGGTAGACCTCCACGGGCACGCCGTGCGAGTTGGCCAGCTCCATCATCTCGAGGACGAAGTAGTTCGGGTCGCAGGCCATGCGATCGACGTTGTAGGTCTGCACGATCTCGAGCGTGGTCGCCATGACCAGTTGCCGGTCGATCGGGATGCCCGGCTCCTCGGACTTGATGATCCACGCGACCCAGTTGTGGAAGCCCTCCGCGTCGACCTGGTCGAGGACCAGCGCCGTCGTGTCGCGCGAGAACGACGCGTCGGCCGCCAGGTATGACGGGATGTCCGGGTCGATGATCGGCAGGCCCGACAGCGCGTCCCACGACTTCGCGTCGAAGGCCACGAGCTTGCCGGTCGACGGGAAGCGGTTCAGGTGATACCGCTCGAAGTCCCAGGGCGGTAGGTTCTTGTGTGCCTCGGCGAGCGCCGCGTCGGAGATCCACGGCATCGGGTTCGCCCGTCTCCACACCTTCGGGTCGTCGGCGTTGTCCTTGTCCGCGGCCCCGCACCAGTAGACGTGGGCGGTCGGGTCCAGCTTCCACTTGGCGAGCAGGTCCCACAGTGGTCCCTTGCGCACGGGGCCGGCTGTCGACAGGACCAGCAGCAGGGCGCCGCGGTCCCAGTTGCCGATCATGCCCGACGACATCGCGTTGAGGACGTCATCGTTCTTATGGACGTGGTACTCGTCGATCACGACCACGTCGCCGTGCTTGGACTGGACGGACTTTGCGTCACCCGGGAGCACCTGGAAGAACGCCTTGGTCTCCTTGATGATGATCTTGTCCGCCTGGACGTCGCACGCCCGCCGCAACATCGGGTCGTGCAGCACCATCGTGGAGACCTTGTCGAACACCGCCCGCGCCTGCTCCTTGTTGCGGGCGACGAAGTAGTACTGCCCCTTGAACTTCGGCTCGAGGAACGCGATCGCGAGCACGATGACGGCGGCGATCTCTGACTTCGCTCCGTCACGCGGCAGGCCGACCAGCGCCTTCTTGATGCGCCGATGCCCAGTTCTGTCCACGTTCGCGAAGATCGGCAGGATGATGTTCTCGAGCTGGAAGTCGGCGAACTCGATCGGCTCGAAGGCGACGCCGTTGGGAGGCAGCTCGCCGTCGACGTGGATCAGGTGCTTGCGCGCGAACGCGGCGACCAGGCGCGCCTTGCGCAGTCCCTCTGCGGAGTACTTGACCTTGCGCTTCCGCGTGTTCGTCGAGTGAGCGGCCTTGTGACGCGGCTTCGGCGCTGTGGTCGCGCTCACTTCTTCGTCTTGGTCGAGCGCGGCGTCGGCTTCTTCGCCTTGGACTTAGCTTTCGCCTTGGCCTTCGCCGGCGCGGCCTTGCGCGGGATCTGCTTCGCCGCTGCTGCTTGGGCGATCGCATCCTCGCGGTCGAGGTCGGCCTCGAGCTCGTCACGGATCCCGAGCGCGATCGACGCGGTGGCCGCCTGCATGAGGTTGCCGCGGATCCGCGCAAGCGGCGTGAGCGCGAGCTCGCCGGCGAGCAGGCGCACCACGTTGGACGCCTCACGGTGCAGCTTGCACGCCGGGTTCGCCTTCAGCTTCCAGCCGACCATCTCGTCGGCCTGCAGTTCAACGCTCCAGGCGACGATCGGCTCCTTCATCATCGCGCCGAACTCCTGGATGGACGCCTCACACTCGATGGCGATCGCCACCTCCACGGCGTAGTTGCGCAGCTGGAAGAGGTCCGGCTCACGGAGGTGGCCCAGCACGGCCATGTCGGTTACGCAGATCGACCAGACCTCGCGCGCCAGCGGGGACATGTCCTCAGGCGGGATCGCTCCCACGAGCCGACGCTCCACCGGGAGCACCTCGATAGTGTTGCCTTCGCCGACTCCGCCGCGATGCCCCGCTCTCTCATCGTTGGGAACCGGAGTGCGCCCGCCGCGGCTCACAGGAGCGTCCCGTCGAAGAGTGTCGACTGTCCCGCCGCGGCGTTTCGACGCTTGAGCTCGAGCCCGCACACTCGGCCACACGTGCGCTGCCCGGTCCAGGTGTAGGCGTACGGCTCGCCGCATATCTCGCAGACGCGGGATCCGCGCCCGCTGCCCGGGGGCGTCAGGATGGGCGGCTTCAGCCACCGGACGTACATGGCGTCACCGTCGATGAGATGCGTCGCGTCCTTGCCACGCTCGACATTGCGAACCGCGGCCCGGGCACACGCCCGGCGATAGGCCGCGGCGATCTTCGGCCAGCGAAGAGCGTCTCGAGCGCGGGAAGCGTCGGAGGCCAGCGGGCACATGACGCAGCCGACGCGCGTGAATCCCTCGTCGTAGAGCGAACACGACGGCAGGTCGTTGGCGCGGATGAACTCCCACACCTGGGCGGCCGTCCAGTCGATGATCGGATGGACGAACATCTTGCCCGGAGTCGCCGTGCACGCTTCGACGATCTGCCTCTTGGCGCGGCGCGGCGACTCCTCCCACCGCACGCCCGTGAGGACGATCCGCCCGCGACCCTCGCGCTCCTTCAGCATCTCGCAGCAGTAGCGGATGCGGCGCGTGGGCGGGTACCGGTGGCTCTCGATCATCGACCACATCGTTGTGCCCGGGCGGTGCACCTCGACCGACGGGTAGTGCCGGCGCACGTGCATGACGAGCTCAGGCGGCTCGACGCTGGTGAGGTTGTGGTGAGCGTCGAAGCGCACGCCGGCCATGCGCGCGAGCTCGTAGACGACCGTCGAGTCCTTGCCGCCGGAGAACGCCAGGTAGTAGCCCTCCGTCGGACAGTTGTCGACCAGGCGCGCGATCGCGGCGCTCACGTGCTCCGGGATCATCGGTCCCACCCCGGGAAGTTGCGGGCGAGCGCCTCGGCTATCGCGGTGTAGGTCAGCTCGCAGCCGGCGGCCAGGCGAGGGTTCGTCTCTTCGATCGCGAGACGGCGAAAGGATCCCGCCAAGATCGCCGCCTCGAGGACGGCCTGGCTCAGCTCAGAGACGTGGTCTGGAGCGGCGACGTGCAGTTCGCCGTCGATCGCGGGGATCCAGTGAGCGTTGAGCTTGCGGGAGCGTTGCGCGCGCTTGCGACAAGCCGCCTTCGCGTAGAGACGAGGACGGCCGCGGCCGCCAGTCTCATCCGGCAGGTCGCGGCCGCAGCCGCATGCGCACTTCCGTTGCTGATCCATACGCCCAGCATGGTTTTCGTGTCAGCCGCAAGCCGTTTCCGTGTCGCTGCGACGGAGGGCCTCGAAACTCCCAGTTTCGGGCGCATCTTTCTCCTTGGGCATGCAGGGTGTGCAGTGGGTGCGCCCCAAGAATCGATGCCCCCTACCTATGCGGCATGCGTTCGGCCGGTATAGGCACGTCAGCGTCACACGCCGATGCGTGTCGGGAGTGTGCGCGCCTCGAGGTCGTGTGTGTACGCGACCATGCGCGCGTGCGCTTTCTCGATCGGCACGGTCGACCACTCGCCGGTGCGCGCGTCGTAGCCGTGGCCCTCGGCGCCTATATCCTCGAACAGCGTGTGCGCGTCGGCCTCGAACTCGTCGTGCCCGTACGTTGTGTCGCTCACTGTCCCGCCCTCTCGATCGCCGCGTTGAGTCGCATCGCTGGGCAGTCCGGGTGGTGGTAGTTACCGTCGCTCATCTTGACGTAGCCGGGACTGGGGAGCTCGCCTTGACGGCCTCTCATGTCGTCGGACCATTCCCCGCTGCCGCATCCGATACAGTGACGTGACGAGTCCCACTCGTACTCGTACCAAGCCAACGGCGCGCCCATGCCAACGTCGCCCGCCCCGGCACGGTCGCCCACGGGATCGCCGACAAGCGCCTGTACCGCGTCCGCGATATCGCTCATCGTCCCGCCTCCGACATCCCGGTCGGGTTCTCGAGCAGCAGCATCGCCATGCGTTCGACCGCCTGCACGAATGACTCTTCCGTTGCCACAATTGCCCCGCTCGTGTCACGCAGACTACGCAGGACGATGGCGCACGAGCCATCAGACGCTGTCCATAGGACACTGAGCCCCAGCGTCACGCACAGGTTCACGGCGTCAGTGAACCGCTCCGCCTCTCGTCGGGCGCGCTCAATGGCTTTGGACTTCCTGCCGTCACCTATCACTGTCCCGCCCTCTCTCGTCTATCCTGTGCCGTCTTTGAGTGATGACATGGCAGGCACCGCACGCGTCCCTTGTGCACGTCCAGGTCGCCGTGCACGTGGTCGTACTCCCAGCGTACGCCGTCCGGGTGCAGCTTGCCCTTGAGCGCCACACCGCATGCCTCGCACAGCCCACGCGCCATCACGTAGCGCCGTGCCCTGGCAGCGCGATACTCAGGCGTCGCGTACTCGGCGCGATGAGGCTGCCTCGCCAGGCGCTCAGCCTCGGTCTGAGGGCGTGAGCCGTAGATGGGCGCGCACCTAGGGCAGTACGCGGCGCCGTCCTCCGTGCGCTTGCCACAGTGCCCGCACGAGCCTGCGAACAGCGCGCGCCTACTCGGCCTCGCCATCGCTCACCGCCCGTCGTCGCGCCCTGGACACGCGCTGCTGTGCGACCCACTGCTGCTTCTGAATCTCGTACTCGGCGAGCGCGTCGTTGAGCGCCTCGATCAGCAGCGTCTTGTGGCAGATGCCGCACAGGCCCGTCTTCTTGACCGTAGCCGGTCGCTTGCTGCAGTGCGGGCACAACTCGAGTTCGCCGTGAGCGTAGGCCACGATGTTGCGCTCGAGCGCGGCCATGTCGATGCGACCGGAGCGCACAAGGTCGGCTGCCAGGCCCACGTCACCGATGCGCATGTCCGCCGGGATCGCGAATCGGCGTCCAGCACGCGAACCTCTACGCCGGAGCGAGATCGCGACGTCATGCGCCTTGCAGTAGATCGCGTTGAGTGTGAGCGGCGCGACGTCGGGCCGACTGATGGCACGGTTCGCGTTCAGGACCTCGAGAAGGACCCTGGCTCCGAAGCGCGCGTTGGCCCGCATCAGCTTGATTTCGGCCATCGTCCAGTCGCGCGGTTTCTGTCCTCCGGTTTCTGTCTCCGACTTCACGACTTCTCCCCGTCGTCGGTCATCGCTTCGAGGGCGGCGATCATGGACGCGTGGCGCATCCACTCGTCGTACAGGGCACACGTCGTGGCCGCGTCCGTGCTGGTGAACGTGACCATCGCCAGTCCGGTCGCGGGATCGTAGAGGGTGAGGCTCTGCGGGTCGCTCATGCTCTCAGCGCCGCCCTCTCATGCAGCGCCTTGATCTGGCCGTAGGTTCGTGCGAAGTCAGCAGCGAATCCGTCCTGTGCCGCGTAGCCGATGCCGACGCAGGTCGTCTGTGAGCCGAAGTCCTGGACCCACCGCTGCACCGACCGCTTCTCATCCGTGGTCAGGTCCCGGTCCAGCTTGCCGATGTACGTCTCGATGGCGATGGTCGGGTCGTCAGCCTGTGGATAACTCCCGCGCTCTTTACGTTGAGAGCCGGAAGACCTTGAAGACACGGGGGTTTGCTCTAGGGGTTGAAGGGCTTGGGTCAAGGGCTTGGGGCTGGTGGGCTGCTGGTGGGCTGCTGGTGGGCTGCTGGTGTCTGCTGGTCCAGCACAAGCCGTATGCTGGTCGTGACCTGCGCGTTTCTTCACCAGCACGCCACCAGCAGACGTACCAGCAGACTTCCCGAACACGCCCCCTGCTGAGCGTGGTGCGCTGGCTGCACGCGCCTTCCCGGCTGCGACCTTCGCCTCGTGAACAGCCACGCGCTTCTCCTCCACTTCGATGCGAGACGGCTGGTAGTCCTGGTAGTCGTGGATGCGCCAGCCGCCGCGGACTCGCTCCCACATCCGTGCCTTCTTGAGCGCCTTGGCGAGGTCGGCAGGATCGTGGTCCTTGAGCGTGTAGAGTCCCGCGAGCTTGCCGTCCGGTATGAAGCCATCCGTGAGCCAGCGGTTGCAGTAGCACAGCGCGCTGATGTGCAGCCAGGTGGCGGCAGCGACGAGGTCGCCGAGTTTCGCCAACTTGGGATGGTCCGGGAACCTGTCGTCGATCGCGACCCAGCTCACGGACGCCTCGCCTCCTGCAGCGCGATCGCGCGTTCCTCGAGCGCCTCGCGGACGCAGATACGGCACTCGATGGCCCACGTGGGCCCGAACTCGGCGCCGCGCGCGTAGCACTCCGGATCCGTGATGTCGACGTGCAGGCGGTCATAGAGCGGCCCCCCGCGTACGAACGGGCAGTTGCCGCCGCCAATCACCAGCGCGTCTATCGCCGCCTTGAGGAGATCGTGCTCCTCGCACGTGGCGGTGCACTTCGGTCTCATGCGTTTCCCCCTTCGTCACGGCGACGCGCATGGCGTCGGACGTACGCCTTGCCGCCCTGGTTGCGGCGTCGGGCGTGTCGGTTGCCGTAGTTGAAGCCGACGATCCTGGACAGCACGCCGTGCCGGCCCTGGTCAACGTCTCCGCTCCGCAGCTTCTCCGCGCGCTTGGCGAGGCACGCATCGCACGGACAGCCGGCGATGATCCAGCCCGGACGCATCGTGGTGAGCACCACAGAGCCCGGTGCGACCAGCAGGTGGATTCCCTCGGGCGTGATGAACACGCGGCGCTTGGTGGCCCCGTAGCGCACCACAGGGCGCGCGGTGGCCATCGCGAGCACCACTGCCTCGCAGCCATGGCGGACGTCGGCGGCCGTGACGTCTCTCTCCGGGATCCCGGCGACGCGCTCGGCCCAGCGGCGTCCTGCGTGCGGGTGGGCGATGTACTCCTCCACGGCTACAGCGCCTTCATGAGGTCGCGCACGCGGTCGATCGCGTCGCCGGCCTTGATGATGCGATTCATGCCCGGCATGGTCCCGGAGAGCAGCTCATGCGCGTGGGCGAGGTGTGTGTCGATGAGCTCGCGGCGCAGGATGTGCTCGCGATCGGCGCTCGCGTCGGCGATGGTGATCGTGACGGCTGCCTCGCCCTGCAGGATGTTGTCGACGGCGTCGTGCAGCAGGTCGTCGCGCGTGGTGCGGTCGGCGCCGGCGTCGGTCATGTCATCGGCGCACGACTGGCACAGGTCGGGCTCGGCCCACGTGAGGCCTCCGGCGCAACCCTCATCAGTGGCGCCGCACACGCGGCAGGCGACGAGGTCGACCACGCAGTCACACAGCTCCTCGGGATCGCTGCCGGGGATGTACGGATCGCCCTTCGCGCTGTCCGCGCACCCGCTGCACAGGTCGGCCTCGATCCAGCGGCGTCCGGTCTCGCAGATCTCGGAGTCGGTGGCCCCGCACTCGCGGCACACGACGTATGCGTGCTCCTCCGGCAGCGGGGCCCCTTCGACGAACTCGGCGTCGTCGGGGTCGATCGCGAGCATCGCCTCGCGGGCCTCGTGAGCGGCGAGCTGCTCGAGCGGTCCTGCTGCTATGGGATCGGGCACGGGGGAGTCCGTGGGGCGGCTCGGCTCCTGTGCGGCCTCCTGGGGCGCGATCGCGTTGAAGTCCGGGTACGTCTTCTTGAGCACGTGCAGGCGGTTCATGATCGCGGACTCGCTGCGGTCGAGCAGCTCCGCCAGGTTCTTGCGGCCCAGGTTGCGCTTGGTGCGCAGGATCTCGTCCTCTTCCGGCGTCCAAGACCCTTCGCGGGCCTTGCGCGTGGTTACAGGTGACACCATGTCCGTTCTCCTCTCGGGTAGGGTGGGTCGGTCGGGCGCTGTGCGGCGCTTGTTCTTCTTGCAGGCGGCTGCGTAGCCCGCCTTGCGGATCCCGCGGGTCGTGCAGTCGCTGTGAGTGGCGGTGGGTCGTTCGTAGCCCTCGCAGTCGTAGCAGCGCATGGCGGGCGTGAGCTGTCCCCACATGAGGCTGCCGGCGGGCTTAGCCATGCCGTCGTTGAGAGCGGCTGATCCGCCGGGGTCGACGCTCACCGGGAGTCCCTCTCGATCCAGACGCGGCAGCCATCGGCACGCGCGGTCCAGGGCAGCGAGGCCTCGTGCAGACAGCTGTTGGCGTCGGCCATGACGACCGCGGCGTCGCCGAGGGGCTGCCAGCTGTCGGGGCGCACGATCTCCACCCTCGGCAGACCCGCGCGGTTCGCCTGGTCGATCATCTTGAGCAGGCGGGCCGCGCCGATCAGGCGACGGCGAGGAGGCGTGCCCTGGCGGAGCGCGCGGGGGCTCACGACGACACCGCCGGCGCGGTCGTGGTGATGCAGGTGTCCGGGAACTTGCGCTCGGTCGAGCCGAACGGGTACGAGGCCTCGCAGAAGCTCGGCAGGTCGTCCTCGTCGCGGTTCGGGCAGTCCTCGCCCTTGCACGGCACGACGTAGGCGGCGTGGCAGTCTGAGCCGCTGCAGTACTCCATGTCGCAGGGCATCAGGTCCGGGAGCGAGCAGCCGCACTCATCCCCGGCGAGCGCCTGATACCCGCCCTCGGTGAGCGCCGACACGATCAGGTCTTTGAGGCTCGGAGTGTCGCTCATGACCCGCTCCTGCGCGCGGCCATCTGCTCACGCAGGAAGTCCGTGATCTCCTCGAGGCACTCGGCGTCGAACAGCGTGCAGGGCTGCGGTGTGACCACGTAGCGGCGCCACGGTGCGTACCAGGCGACGATCGCGAGCAGCGAGTCGTCGCTGAGGTTGCGGATCTCCCATCGATTCGTCTTGCCGCTGTCGCTCGTCCCGTACAACACGAAGGTCAGGTGCTTGCTCATGACGACACCGCCTTGCGAGTGCCGCGCGGCTTGTGGTCCGTGCGGGTCACGGTGACGGTGCCGCCGCACTCACGGAGCGTCCGATCGCGCATTCCCGGATCGTGTATGCGGTAGCGATCCTCGATCTGCTGCTTCACCTCGTCGACCACGCGGTCGTGCGGCGTCGTCAGGACCATCGTGGTGAGCACGCCGCATTTGGAGCATGTGACGCGGAGAGTCGTCCTCATGACGACACCGCCGTGCGGTACTGGCCGATGGCCCACGTGATCGCGTAGCACGCCCAGATGTAGCGCCAGGCAAACCGGCGGAAGTCCCACTCCCACGAGAGGTCGGCCGTGATGTCCTCGTGCTTGAACTCGCTCAGGCGCTGGTGCGCATCCTGCTCGGTGAGGTCGTCGGCGCAGTCGAGCAACTCCTCCTTTACGGCCGCCACGAACTCCCCGCGGTTGTCCGATTCCTCGTACTCTGTGATGTCCTCAGCCACTTCGTCGCGCCACTCTTCGACGAGCTGACGGTACTTGTCGACGGAGAACTCACGGATGCCGTCGCTGTGGTCAACGGCAACGCACTTCTCCGACCAGTAGCCCGGGTTGATCCCGTCGCTGCCGAAGAAGCCGAGCATGTCGTCCGTCCGGCTGAAGACGTAGTCGCCCATGTCGCCGACGTACGCGAGGTAGCCCGGCCATGTGATGATGTCGAAGCGGTAGACCATCGTGCCGGGTTTGCTGCAGCGCAGGTGGCGGTAGAGGCCGTCCTCCTTGATGACGGTGAGCACGTGCTCGGCGGTGTCCGCGGTGAAGTGCTTGAGAATGTCGCGGGGCTCGCTCATGACGACGCCTTCGGCTCTGCCAGCAGGGTGCCCGCCAGCGGCACCATCGGGACGGTCTGCCCGGCGAGGTGGTGCGTTGAGTCCCCGAGGAACTCCAGCATCCCGTCACGCATGAACAGGTGGCAGACGTGATGCACGGGAGGGTCGTCCCAGTCGTAGCGCGTCAGGAGGCTCGGGGTGAGCGTGGGGGCGGCCGCGTCGCCGTTGTAGCCCCATGCCTTCTCTCCCTGCGTTGTGGCAGTGTGGGGCGCGTCGCAACCGGGGCACCAGAACATCAGGTATCCGTTGTCGCCGCTCGGGTTGGTGATCACCCTCTCGCTCATGACGACGCCTTCTTCGCCCGGATGGCCTCGAGCCACATGATGCTGACGGCGGCGACCTGCACCAGCTCGGCCTCGAGGTGCGTGTAGTAGTGGTTCCGGTCCCGACCCGACAAGTAGTGCTCGTTGATCTCGTGCGCGACCTCGCCGACCTCTTCGACCAGGATCGAGAGCCGCGAAGGCGTGCTCATGGACGGGTGCAGCGGCGTGTTGACGAGTCCGTGCTTCGCCACGGCTGCGGCGACCTCGGCTGCGACCGCGGCCAGCACGTCGACTGACAGGTACGCCTTCTCGCCGCTCATGAGACCCTCGCCTTCGGGCCCTTGGCGAGCTCGCGCCGGCGGAGCGCCTCGAGGGCGATCCGTAGGGCCTTTTTCGGCGGGTGACCCATGATCTCGAGCCAGAGGCGCATCTTGCGTGTGCGGATCTCGGCGGCGCGCGCCGCGTATCCGGCCGGGTCGAGTTTGCGGGCCTTGCGGCGCGCGGTCCTGGCGCGGCTCATGACGGCAGCTCCTCGAGGTCGTACACGCGCAGCTGATTGCAACCGACCCACGGCCCGACGGCGATGTAGAACCCCGATGTGAGCAGGAGATGGGCGCCCTCGACGCGTGCCTCTATCTCGTGCCGGTCCTCCGGGTCGCCGAAACGGAACGCGATCGTCGAGTGCGGCGGCAACGAGACGTCAGCACCTCCGTGGTCGAACGTGCGGATCGCGACGTCGGACTCGCCGGCGTCCACGACCGCGAGTTCGGCGGTGAGCCGGCCGATGTCGCGGTGCTGCCGGTTCACGTACTCCTGGGCCCATACGGGCAGCTTGCGCAGGTCGTGACCCATGCCGTCGATGTTCGCGAGGTCTCTCATGACGTCGCCCCGCTCGGCTCCGCAGCGACGAATGCGGCGACGGCGTCGTGCGAGGCGGTCTCGGTCTCGTCGTAGCTGAAGATGACGCCTGCGATCGTGCCCAGGTGGTCGGCGACGATGGTGGCGGCGAAGCTGCTGAGGCCGAACACGGCCAGGACGACGCGGCCACCATCGCGAGCGAGATCCAGGCGGGCGCCGCCGTTGGTGGTGACGGAGCGGCCGGTGCCATCCGGGGCCCACAGCGTCGCGAGCACCTCATCGGTGATGGTGTCGTTGGGCGCGATGTTCTCCGGGGCGCATGCGTCGACCTCTGAGAAGCGGACCGCGAGCGCGCCGGGGATGATGCCGCTGTCGATGACGTCGGTCTCGGTGCGCAGACCCGCCACGATCGCGAGGCGCTCGGCGTCCGCCATGAGCGCGGCGGAGGTCAGGCCCACGCCGTGCAGGACCCATGTGCCGTTGGCGCCGGCGAGGGTATAGACGATCTTGCCGCCGGATCCCGGGGAGTTGTACTCGTAGCGACCGGAGTCCTTGGCGCGGCGCCAGATCAGCGACAGCTCCATGGGCGCGAGGTTGGGGAAGCGGCTGCTCTCATCGCCGACGACGCTCTTGGTGATGATGGGCCGGCCGGGGATGACATCGTCGACGACCAGGCTGTCGCCCTCCATGTGGCCGACGATCGCGGCGCTCTCATCGATGCGCATCCCGGTGTCGTCGCCGACGACCGTGGCCGGTCCTCGCTTGCCTGTGCCCTTGCAGGCCGGGCAGGTGGAGTACTCGCGGATCCCTGCGCGATTGACGAAGGTCTTCTTCTCCCCGCCGCAGGTCCGGCACGCGTCGGCCTTGATGACGGCGGCCTCGCACTCGGCGAGCTCGTAACCCGCCAGCTGCAGCAGGTCGTAGTAGCGGCCCTCGATGTTCGCCTTCATGCCCAGGCCGGCGTTGAACTTGATCGTGTCGTCGATCGCCTTCTCCTGCTGGGCGATCGCGAGCACGAGCAGCGTCTGCACAGGAGTGGGGGTGAGCGGCATGAACTCATCGGAGCGCGTCTGACCGCCGTACTCGCGACGCTCGATCCCGTGCTCGGTCGCGCGGTGGGCGATGTAGACGAGCGCCTCGTTGCTGTGGCCCTTGTTCGCCCCGAGGCCGGCGATCAGGCGGCGTGCGTACTCGTGGCGGACAGTGCGGCACGCCTTGAACGCGGCGCGGCTTGCGCGCTTGGCGCGGTCCTCGTCGCGCTGCTTCTCGGTCTTGGGCGCCGACGGACTGATGCTGTTGTGCTTGCCGGGCTTCGTGCACCAGTACGTGATCTCACCGTCATTCTCGACGGTGGCGGCATGCCCTTCGCAGTCGGCGTGGTTCTCGGGAGTCATCCTGTACAGGTAGCCGAGCGGTCGAGCGCCGACGTTCCACGTCTCGGCCGCACCCTTGAGTACCCTCACGCCGGCGGTCGTGAGCTCTGTTTCGGTGATCTGACACTTCTCGGCCCACTCGCGCGCCTGGCGGGCGGTGGCCAGCGTGTGGGCGAAGCGCGCGGTGCCGATGTTCTCGGTGAGCTCCGCGACGACCTTCTCGTCGCCGGCGAACTCGACCAGTGCGGCGCCTTCCTCGAGGCTCGCCTGAACCTCAGCTACCCTGGCCGCCTTCTTCGGGGCCTTGGCGATCACGGCCGCGCAGGCGAGCTGGGCGTCGGAGTAGCCGGTGATCTCCTTGACCGTCTGGTGGTCGACGCCGAGGGTCATCAGCAGCTGCACGCCCCGGGCGGTGTCGCCGGCGGTCATGTCCTTGCGCTGTATGTTCGCGGCCATGGCGTCCTCGAGCATGGTCGCCTCGGTCCAGTCCTCGGCGACGTTGACCGGGATCTCGGTGAGCTTCGCGAGCTTGGCCGCGGCGATGCGACGGTGACCGTCCACGAGCACGTACCTGTTGCCGTCCGCCACGACGATCGGCGGGACGATGATGCCGCGGGCTCTGATCGAGTCCGCGAGCTCCTTGATGCCTTCCAGCTTCGTGCGCGGCTGGTTCGGGTGATGCTCGATCAGCTCGAGCTTCACGTTGATGAGCTTCATACGCGCTCATCCTCTCTGTGGTCGGGGCGCTCCCGCGCCCGGGGTGGTCAGTTGGCCGGGCGCTACTTCTTAAGCGGTGCCGGGTAGTTGGTCACGTTGGTGACGGGCGATGTCGTCGTCACGTCGTACAGACCCGCGGCACCGAGGCCGACTTTCAGGCCGCCGATAGCGGCGACGTACCAGCCGGTGGCTCCGAACGCGAAGTCGGCGACGGCCAAGCCCACGCCGATGACGACGGCCACGAGCGCGGACCACTTGCCCGACAGGCCGACGCCTTTGAGCAGGTTCACGAGCGCGATGACCGTCAGGACGGACAATCCGAGCGA